TGAATGATCAATCAACAATTATTAGTTATATATATTGCTTGAAAGATCCTATAAACTTTAGTATTAAATATATTGGTAAATCGGATAACCCACCTAAAAGGTATATTGAACATATAAGAAAACACAAACATACTATTACAAAAAAAAATAATTGGATTAAAAAATTAATTTCGATAGATAAAAAACCAATTTTAGAAATATTAGATGTTATTCCGTTTTCAGAATGGTCATTTTGGGAAAAATATTGGATTGGGTTATTTAAATCGTGGGGATTTAATTTATATAATTTAACTAACGGTGGTGATGGGGGTAATTATGGCCCTGAATCAAATAGAAAAATATCCGAGAAATTAAAAAATAGAAAATTTTCTGATGAAACTATTAAATTGATGTCGGAATCGGCGAAAAAAAGAAAATTAACAGAAGAAGGTAGAAAAAAACTATCTAAAAGTAGAACAGGGGGTAAAAATCCTATGTTTGGTAAAAAACAATCATTATTTTGTGTTGAGTCTAAATATAAACCAGTTATTCAACTTACAATAGATGGTGAATTTGTTGCTGAATGGAAGTCATTAAAAGAAGTATCTGAATATTTATTAATTAACCGAAACACAATTAGGATGGTTTGTAATAACCAAAGACGAAGTGCGGGAGGATATAAATGGAAATTTAAATAGATAATGAAAGTCAATATAACAAATGAATTAGATAAAAAAATGATCCTTGTCGAATATGACGCTGGATATATTGATCCAAACGAAAGAAGAAACTTGTCTATGATTAGAGAAAATCGAGATATGTTGGATCACTCCAAACCATTTGAGTTCTATGCGGTTCTTCAAAAATATAATACACCAAATAGAAACGGAAGAATATATCCTGAAAAGATATTAAAAAGAGAAGCCGAGAATTATAAAAAAATGATTCAAAAGGGAACGGCTCTTTCTGAGTTAAATCACCCTGAATCTTCACTTATAGATCTTGATCGTGTATCACATGCAATTACTGATATATGGTGGGAAGGTCCTGTATTGTTAGGTAAATTAAAACTTCTTACAAGTCCTGGTTTTCACGAAAGAGGGATTGTATCAACAAAAGGTGACTTAGCAGCAAACTATCTTCGTCAGGGTGTTACATTGGGGATTTCTTCTCGTGGAGTAGGTTCCCTTAAAAAAGTTGGTGAACAAAATGAAGTTCAGGATGATTTTGAATTAATTTGTTTCGATTTAGTTTCATCACCATCAACACCAGGGGCATATCTTTTTAGAGATAAAGATGAAAGATCTCGGTTTGAAGAAAACTTAGATGAAGAGAAAAAAATGCACGCAGAAAGACATGTTGGTGAAGCTGGATCAAAATCACTTGACTTAATGAATAGATTATCCGATTATTTGAATAAATAAAAAAAAATAATTATGGACGAAAAGTATTTTATTGCGAGAATCACAACTGATATTGTTGATGAGAACACCGGAAAGGTAAAGAAAATGAAAGAAGAAAAATTGGTCAGAGGATATTCACCGACTGATGTTGAGGCTAAAGTTACAAAGGTATATGAAAATTATACTATGGATTGGCGAATTACCGCTATTGTTGAATCAAAAATTGATGAGGTAATCGAAGGGTAAACTCAAGAAAATTTTAATTAAAAAGGGAAAAGGAAAAAAATCTTTTTCCCTTTTTTTATGCCCAATCGTGTAAAATACAGAACTTTTTGAAAAATGTGAATATTTATTAGAAAAACTATTTAAAAAAAAATGAGTTACAACAAAAATGTAGTAGAAGATGCTCTATTTCAAATTAAGAATTTGGAAGAGACTCTACAAGAAAATGCAAAAGGAATACTTCAGTCTACAATGAGTGAAGAAATCAGACAATTGGTAAAAGAATCTTTGAAAGAACAAGATGAGATTGAACAACCCGCAACCGATGACGAAATCGAAGTCGATGATGAAATGGACATGGGTCCTGAAGAAATGGACGATGAGGACATGGAAATGGAACCTGAAGATGACATGGAAATGGATGATGAAGACATGGAAATGGATGATGAAGACATGGAAATGGAGCCTGAGGATGATATGGAAATGGACGATGAAGAAGACGCTATCGATATGACAGATGCTTCCGATGAAGAAGTTTTAAGGGTTTTTAAAGCTATGGGAGACGACGATGGAATCGTTGTGAAAAAAGAAGGTGATTACATCCATCTTACAGATGAAGATGATGATTACATGATACAACTAGGAGAGTCCTATAATGAATTAGATGAAGAAGACATGGAAAATATGTATGAAATCGAAATGGATGATGAAACTAACGAAATGATGGATTCTGACGAAACAATTTATGAAATTGAAATGAGTGGTATGGGTTCTGAAATGGACGAAATGGATGACGAAATGATGGAATCTGATGATTACATGATGGAAACGGATGATTACATGATGGAAACGGATGATTACATGATGGAAACGGATGATGAAATGATGGAAATGGATGATTATATGATGGAATCTAAAAGGTCCAAAAAGTTCAAAAAATCTGTAACTCCAAAAGGTGTAGGAATCGGTAGAGGACCTAAGTTTGGATACGATAAAAAACCAAATATGAGTGGAGGTTTTTCTGAGAAGAAAAAAGAAGCTTTTGGTAAAGGTATCAAAGCAATGGGAACAGGAAAGGCGAAATTTGAATATAAAGAAGGTGAAAACATGAAAAAAGGAAAAAACACCACTGTGAAGAAAATGGAAACAAAAGAAGCTTCAAGAACACTAGGTAGTGGTTCTAATTTCAGAAGAGGTGGTCTTCCTAAACCAAGAGCACATTCTAGTTTTAACACGGCAATCAATGAAGAATTAGAATTGATGAAAGAAAAAAACAACGAATATAAAAAAGCACTTGATGTTTTCAGAACAAAACTTAACGAAGTTGCGATCTTCAATTCAAATTTGGCTTACGCCACACGTTTGTTTACTGAACACTCAACCACAAAACAAGAAAAAATAAATATCTTAAGAAGATTTGACAACGTTGATACGTTGAAAGAATCTAAAAACTTGTATAGAACCATTAAATCAGAATTAGGTTCAGGTTCTACACATGAAACTAAACTAAATGAATCAGTTGATAGAAAAATTAGCAGAACTGTTGAGTCTGGATCTTCTGTCAATTTGATCGAATCAAAAACTTATGAGAATCCTCAATTCTTGAGAATGAAGGATTTGATGACAAAGTTAAAATAAACATAAACTAAAATAATAAAACCTTAAAAAAAATGGGAGCATTATTAGAATCAGGTCTTGTTGGTAACATCGGTCTTAAGCACCTTAAAGTTATCAAAGAAGACACAATTAACAAATGGGACAAATTAGGCTTTCTTGACGGTCTAAGAGGTCACCTTAAAGAAAACGTAGCTCAATTGTATGAGAACCAAGCATCTTTCTTGATTAACGAAGCATCTTCAGATGGAACTTCTAACGGAGCATTTGAAACAGTTGTTTTCCCAATCGTAAGACGTGTATTCTCTAAATTATTGGCTAATGACATCGTATCAGTGCAAGCTATGAACTTACCAATCGGTAAATTGTTCTACTTTGTGCCTAAAATCCAAGGATATGAAAACGCAAGTTCAACATTTGCAAACTTGTATCCTAACTCTACACCTGACAATAACGGAAATGCAGGTGGTGAGCACTTTGCACCTGTAGGGGCACCAAACGGACCAACTAACCCTAACGTAGGTTATGACGCAACTGCTGGTGGTTATCCTTACGCTAAAAACCTTTATGACTTGTTCTACGAAGGAAATGAAGCGTCTTTAGATCCTCCAGGATTATTTGACTACTCTAAAGGTAAGTGGACTGCAGTAACTGCAAACACCGTTGTTCAGCATTGGGTAGGTGGATACTTAGTAGATACTTCACTTAACTCTTACTCAGGAAACACAAGAAAAGTTATCATGAAACTTTGTGGTTTTGCTAACTCAGGAGCTGGAAAACTTATCGGACCTGATGGTAACGAAATGGATACAGAAGCTTTCTTGTCTGACTTAAGAATCTACGGAACTTCAGTTATTTCTGCAGATACTACACCTTGTAACGTTCTTAGGGGAACTTTCAACGGACAGTCTGTATTTGTTCCTCTATTATTTAGAGTTGTAACACAAATCTACGGTAAAGGAATTGTTAAGTATGGTAACAACCAAAACACACAATTTAGAAATGCGGGTGATAACCCTGGTTCACCAGCTTACAACCCACCAACAGGAAACGGATCAAACTATTATGATATTTGTGATGCTGATGGTTGTATTTATCTTGAAGTAGACCTTTCTTGTCCTGTATGTGCTGATTGTGATTCTACATCACTTGACGGTTACACAGGAACAACTATCTATTCAGGAACTTCTGGAACTTCATTCATGGCTTGGTATAGAAGATATGCTGACTTAGAATTTGAAGATCAAATTGGTGAGGTTTCTTTTGATTTACAGTCAGTAACTGTATCTGTAACTGAAAGAAAACTAAGAGCTCAATGGTCACCTGAATTGGCTCAAGACGTTGCGGCATTCCACAACATCGACGCTGAAGCTGAATTGACAGCATTGTTGTCAGAACAAATAGCGGCTGAGATCGACCGTGAAATTCTACGTGACTTGAGAAAAGGAGCGGCTTGGCAATTACGTTGGGACTACAACGGATGGAGAAGAATTTCTCAAACAACATCTTACACTCAGAAAGACTGGAACCAAACTTTGATCACAGCAATCAACCAATTGTCAGCACAAATCCACAAATCTACTTTGAGAGGTGGAGCTAACTGGATTGTTGTATCTTCTGAGGTTTCTGCTATCTTTGACGATTTAGAATACTTCCACGTATCTAACGCGGCTCCTGAGCAAGACCAATACAACATGGGTATCGAAAGAGTTGGAACTCTATCTGGTCGTTACCAAGTTTATCGTGATCCTTACTTCCCACCAAACCAAGTTTTGATTGGGCACAAAGGAACTTCATTGTTAGACACAGGTTACATTTACGCACCGTATGTTCCTCTACAATTGACACCTACAATGTATAACCCATTCAACTTCACGCCTATCAAAGGTATTATGACAAGATACGCGAAGAAGATGGTAAATAATCGCTTTTACGGAAGAATTACCGTGGATGGTGTTAGATCATTCGATTTAAGAGAATTGAGATAATCAATTAAAGGTTTATAAGAAGAAAGGTCAGAGAAATCTGACCTTTTTTTATTTGTCATCAGTATTTTTTAGAAGAATTCTAATCGCCTTAGAAATAACTTCTGATTCACCAATAGAAAAGGCACCCTTTTTATATGCCGATTTTATCGCCTCTATTAGGTAATAATTTGCAGTGTTATTATCCATAGTCGACAAAAGTATTTCTAAATGGTCTTCGCTAATAAGATTTATAGAACCAAATAAATTACCAAAAATTTCATTTTCATTTTCCATATTTAAAATATAAGATATTTATAATTATAATTCAATGGATAGACTAAGTAAAATAATTAAAAAAGTCGTAAGTGAAGCAACTGGCGATATGACAGGAAGTAGAGGAAGTTATATTCCACCTGTGCAACCTGGTTTGAGACCATTTTCAGGAGAATCATTACAACCATTTACTAAAGCGGTTTCAGACTATAAAAGCCCATTAGTTCAATATGATAGTTATGATAAACAGTGGGACTTAAGACACAACCAAATTATTGAATTAGAAAGGACTGCAGCCAAAATTCAAGACTATATCAAACACCACCCATTTTCAACATTTAGTGACGAAGATGGAAATGTTATTAATCCACAAATGAATGATAAATTCAACCCAAACATAAAAGAAAAAATGACACCATTCATAGAAAAAGTGAAATTTAACGAGTGGGTTGAGCTAACGGATGATCTTTTGTTAGAAGCGGATTCCTCAATTACCTCGGGTATATATAATGCTCCTTTAGAAATTGGGTCATACAAATGGAAAAACTCAGAACTATCCCCATTCATTTATGATGGTAATAAATATTACAACAAAAAATCTCTTTTAAATACACTTAAAAAAAATGTTAAAAGAAATGTTGGTGTGTGGGAAAAAGACGAAAAGGGCTCATATAAAAGAGACATCGATTATCCCGACACAATTAATGAAGACTTGGCCGTTTGGTTCGGTAAAAAGAAGAAGCCTAAGGGATCTTCTCAACCAAAAGGTCCTTGGGTAAACATTTGTCGTAAAGTCGACGGAAAACACCCCCCATGTGGTCGAAGTGATACAAGTAAGGGTTCATATCCTAAGTGTAGAGCAGCAGGTGTTGCTGGTAAAATGTCTGACTCACAAAAAAAGGCTGCTTGTGCTCAAAAAAGAAGAGCCGAGAAAAAAGATCCACAACGAGGTAAAGGACAAAAACCTGTGATGACTTCTTATAAACCAAAAAAGAATATTAAAGAAGACACCACAGTTTTATCAATCATTCGAAATCTAAAAATCTAACTCGGATTAGAATTAATTTTTTGTTCAATCTTTTCTAAAACTTTTTGTAAAGAATTTTTTATATTTCCTTTGACTTCCATTTCAGCATTACTTCTTCTTCTTTCGGTTTCATTATCGTATAAATAAATGACCCTGTCAAAATCTCTACCTGTAAGTTTCACATCATAGTGAAATACGTGGTTTGTTATTTCTACTCTACCATAGTCAATTATAATGAAAAGATTTAGTGTCTCATTAAGAATATATCTTTTGTTAGACATAGGTGCAATCATAAAATCCGAATCTTTGTGAGATATAACTTTAACACAAATTTTAAAGGCGGTTTTTTCGTGTAGTTCTACTTCCTCATGAGTTTTCATTGCGGAACTACGGTTGAGTTTTCCTAAATATACTTTGAATCTTTTGTAAAATCTTAAAAACGCTTTTTTCATTTATTTGTAGTTTATGTTTGTTCTACAAATATAGGAAAGAAAATTTAATAAGACAAATTGGATTTAACTAATTAACAGAAAGCCCCTGAACATCTTTTTTTCCCGTCAAGTCCTTTAATTTTTCCTTTACAGACTTGGACAGCGTGACCATTACTATAGGCTGAGGGGTAGACCTCGTATTTTGCTTTGGCGGATGCAATACCTCTTGCACATAATTTTGTTCCTGTTTTTTTTCTACCTTCCATCATTATATTATCATCCATATCATTTTCATGATGTTCAGAATTAGTTCTATTCATTAAAAAATCAAAAACTTGATCCATATTGTTTTTTGCTTCAGCAATGTGATCTTGAGCCCAATCATGACCATCTTCTAAAATTTCTTCTATCATGTTTTGGTCTAAATCAAGTAATAAATCACATTGTCTTCTAATTTGTTCTAAATTAGAGAAAAACATATATCTCGAAGAGTGTTGTTCGTCGTGCGTTTCTAATAAAACTTTTCTAATAATATAATTTAAATTTTTCATAATCTTTTTAAGAGTTTAAACCGTTTCTTCCTCCAAGTTGAACTGATCCTAATTGTGTAATTGGATTTCCATACAACCCAGTCCACTCTGGATGTGGTAATGTTACTTCATTTACAGTTGTTCCTGGACCACATGGACAACAAATAACACAACCATTATATTCTGTTCCTGCAGAAAAAGGAATACTTGAACTACAAGCAAAACAAGAATCAAATAATGTTGCTAATTCATATACGGGTCCTGGTATGGTTGATCCACTAACAAAAGTTGCACATAATATTTCTCCAGTAAGTCCATTTATAACGGAATAGGTGTCTCCTGTAACTAAAGGAGTTCCATTGTCATTTACATTGACAAAAACTCCCGATTGATCACATAATTCAAAACTTTGAATTGCCATAATATTGTTTTTCTTAATAAATATCTAATTATTCTGTTTTCTCGTTTACGATTTGAAAATTAATTTGTTCTTTATAAACATTAATTTGACCTGAAGTCGTAACTTTAATATCGACAAAATACATATTTGGTATTTTATCTCTTGTATCAAAAATGAAATAATATTCATTTGGTGTTCTATTCAAAGGAGTCCAATCTTGAACAATAACTTCAGTTTGACCCTCTCTAACATAAACTCTGTATTGACCATCAACATTTGGTAGTTGTTTGTTTGTTGTGTATGCTTGTTTAATAATAACCCCAACTTTTCTAACATCTGTATTTAAGATTTTCTCATTTTGTTTCAATCCATAATAGGTAAAACCATATTGAGATGGGTCATTTGTTGATGCTCCAATTTGAATGGATTTTTGTATTGGATAGACCGTAAACTCATTAGTCTGATTAGGTAAAGAAAATCCGTTTAATTTAATATTTGACCAAGTATCCGTAAACATACATGGTGTTTTGTATCCTGTAAGTGGTGGTAATGTGACTTCATAAACCCCTTTTGTTCTAAGACAAGTTGATAAGTTTTGAAGTCCAATAATCGGTGTTCCTGAAGAATCGGAAATTGAAACTCGAGGTGTTTGGTCTAAGTTTTTGAAATCCCCATCTTCATAAATGTATAAGTATAACTTATTAACTTTTCCCATTGAAAAGTTGTTTCTATCGTCTTCGATTAAATCATTATAATTGGTTAATAAATAAGGTTCGTAAAATGTTTGAGTATGACGGGTGAAAAAACCAACCGAATAACTACCTGTAGTTCCACTTAAATTTTCTACCTCAGGGAGATAAGCAATACCCCAACCTGTGGATCCAGTTAGTGTATTGTTTAAAATCATATTGATTTCATATGTCATGTCAAATTCAATATCTTCATTACCAAATTCAAAATGTTGGATATCAACAATCGTAAGAGCAGAAAAAGGAACTGGTCCCAAATTTCTATTATCATATATACCTTCTTGTTCCCAATTTTTAATTGTCGATCTTTGATACCAATTTGATGGTCTGTTAGAATATGCTCTGTTTGGACCTATTGGGTCTCCGTAGTCATAAAAATCATAACCAACACCTTCGTCCCATGTTTGTGGTTGGTTATTATCAAAATCAATTGGGGGTATTCTAAATAAAATTAAATCAAATGAAGTAGCCCTCATACTACCGTCAGGCATAGACGTATTTAATAACTCTGCGTTAAATGCTGAGGTATTTGTCATTTTTAAAGTATGGGTAATTTGATTATTACAACTTGTAGAAATTACTCCTGTTAATATTTTTTCTCGTAATAAAGTTAAGTCTAGGTCAAAAATGAATCTTGAATAACCAATTGGATTTTGAACTCCACCGTCACCGTAATATAGTTGCATTACAGGATTTCTTCCGGTATTTACATAACTATTTAAAACTATGGTGTTATTTCTACTAAAATAGGAATTATTAATTGACATTTATCTTTTTATAATAAATATCAATTGATTCTAATATTTTGATTTAAAATTGAATTGTCTGCGTCTTGAAGAATTTTCCTTATTTCTTCTAACTTTGTTCCGTCGGTTCCAATTGGTATTGGAGCTTTATTTATGTTATGAACGTGAGACCCTAAGAAATCTACAATCAATTTCAATAACTTCATAAGTTCATCACCTCTTACCATCGGATCTGTATTTGGTAATATTTGATTTGTGAAATATTCTTGGTCTATTCCGTATAGAGTTTCTTTTGGTTGAAGGTTAATTTTTGATTTGGATGGAATATCTGTTTTGTGTGATAATAAATAAACAAAGTCTGCGCCAACGGTTCCATAAGAAACAGGATTTGGTTTATATCTTGGTTGTTCTAAAGTTTCTGTGGTTGGTGTCAATTGTTCTCCAACTACGTTTTTTTGCCAAACAAGGACGCTACCAAATTGTTTATCGGAAGGTAATAATTTTATTCTTCTAAAAAAACTATTCACCGTATTGAATTCTGTTGATGCGGAAGACGACAATTTATCTATATTATTTTTAGAGGGTCTAAAATAAAAAGGAAATTGATTTTTTAATGTTGTTGAGTTTTCAAAAGGAAATTGTTGATATCCATCTACATTTATTTTTCCTTGGTTTATCCCCCCAATAAATTGATTTATAATTTTAACCCCCTCATCCAAAGTTTTTCCTGTAAAATCTAATGAATACTCAACACCACTTTTGAAAGTATCTAAAGGTGTTGTCATTTTGATTTCACTAGATTTAGTTCCGTCTTTAGGTAATAAAGAATATAATTTAATGTTTCCATTATACACAGTTGTTCCAGTAACACCACCACCGCTTGTAAAACCTGTGATCGTAAATTCGTTGGTTACTTCCCACTCCACTAATTTTTTGACTAATTGTGTTTTGTTTTCTAAAAATCTTTTTTTAACGGGATCTGCAAATTCTTTTTCTAAATCAAACAAAGATATTTGTAAAAAAGATCTATTTTGTCTTGGGCTTGGTAAATTAAATCCTGCCGTTTGGACCGGTATATTTTTTCCTGCCCTTATTAATACATCACTTTTTTTAACAACAACATCGGCAGTTCCCCTACCTAATAAAGAATTGTCACCAGGTTCAGGGTAAATACCTTTAGTATTGTCCTTGTTTTCAAAAGTTAATGGGTCTTTAATGTTATTTGCTTGTTTCAAAAACTCTCCACTTGCAAGTAACGATTCGCTATTCCTCCAATACTCAAATAAATTGTTTTGGGGTCTTGTTATTGGTCCTTGAACATAAAATTTACTATTGTCTAATTGTTGGTCTAAGTTATATAGAAATATATGAACGTATTCGTCCACTTGTGGAACTTGACTAACATAATAAGGTAATAACGGTAAATAAATTAAAGGGTCTTTTTTTGTCCAAGGATCAACAGTTGGGTTCCAATCTTCAGGTAAAACTTGGGACTCAACGACATCAATCGGTAATGCTCTAATTCTACCAAGCATTAACGGATCTTGATTGTTTAAAACGATTCCCTGAAATATTATTTTCTTTGGATTAGCCATTTATTTTATTTCTTTCACTATGTTCTTTATGTAATAAATTATAAGTGTTTTCTAATTTATCTAAATGGTGAGTTAGTTTGATGATATTTTCTTTTGTGAACTTAAAGTCCTCTTGTATAAAGTCCATTGCTAACTGTAAATCTTTATTTGATCTTTCTTTATATTCTTTGATGATCATCAAAATTTCACCAGACTTAATTTTTTTTTCTTGTAAATCAAATGAATTTTCCATATGCGTCTTTTGGAATTGTAATACCCGCAGGTGTAATTGTTAATGGACCAATACCGATTGCAACTTTGCTGTTTTCGGCAATTTCTTTGGAATTTCCGTCAATCATGGCCTTAATTGCGGCCAAGAATTCATTTGGACTACCGTCAGGCATCGGACCTGTTGGTATTCCTAATTCTTGTAGGTTTTGGACCGTATTTAAAAATGATCTGGTGGGTGAATAACCATCCAAAAATCTTGAGGTTAATAGAAGTGGTAAGGGAACATCACCGCCAGCATTGGCAATTGAGCTAATTTTCTTCGTCACTCCAATATTTAAAAGTTGTAAAAGTTCATCTAAAACGCTTCTACACTCTCTAAAATCTTTAACTATCTGAACAAGTGCCGGAACGATTGCAACAATTGACAAAATCATAAGGTATTTTTTTCTTTGTTTTTCTGTGACAATATCTTTCAAAATCAAAGACACCAAAAGTTTAATTTCTTTTTTTAATTCATCAAAAACTGCCTTTGTGAATATTGCAGATATTTTTGTTAGAACTTGGTTGAAAAAGTTTTTGAATTTTTTTAAAAATTCTTCTATATTGCTAATGTCTTTGAATATTGGTTGATTGACCATGCCAGCGGCAATCATAACAGGTAAAACCGTTTTTGGGGATAAAACCGTGTTCATAACCGCCTTTATAAATTGTTGGAAAAAGCTTGTATCGACAGATAGTTTAAATGCCGGGTCTTCGTCTATAACAGGATAAATTATTCCAAGAGCGTCATTAATTTCATTAAGATCAGATGTATTTTCAAAAAAATTAAGATTGTCTAAAGCCGTTACAACCGCATCAACATTCAAAGGGATTTGTATATTATCACAATCTTCAAATTCAATTACTCCCTTTTTTATGTTAGATGTTAGTTGGTCGATAACTCTTAAATCGATATCATTGAACTCATAAAAAGACTCATCAACATTATCAACCTCAGAGAGTTTAGAAGTCCCACCAACTTCGATTTCTTCATTTCTATCAGAACAAAGACCTAAAATTCGTTGCATGATTATTAAACTCTTTTGTATTACTGACAACTTTAATTTTCCATCACCTCGACCAAAAGAAATTGCACCTGTAGTGTAATCAACTAAATTTGTGAAAAATGTTTTGTATTCTAAAATATCAATTGTGCTATAATAATCATTTAAAAATTCATCAACGGTGGGATATGTTTGTCTAGGTTTTAAATCAACTTTAAAAAAACTACCTTGAACGGTTTGTAATGTTATTGGATCTAAATAATTGTCAACGTATGTTATATCAAAAAGTTGTTGTTGTGATGTTCCATTATAGTTAGAACCAGCGACTACAGAATACGGTTGATTTAAGTTTTGAATTCTTTCATAAAGTTGTCTATTCATTGAGTAAGGAAACTGATTGAAAGGTGCATTTGTTTTTTCATAAAAAAACTTTCCGATTTTATCGTCAGGAGAGTTTTCAAAAATACCAAATAAATCAACCGATTTTACCGGAATGTAATAAGTGAAATTAAACTGATATGATTGTTCGTCACTACAGGCCAATGCTTTTTTTACTTCGGAAGTTAATAGTTCCTTGATTTGTGGTTTAATTTTTTTTAGAGAATTTAAAAATATTCTTTTAATTAAAGTGTCGGTATCAAGTCCTGCACCACGAATTTGTTTTAATTGTTTAATTAATTCGTCTGTTAGAGTTTGAGTGCTTGTGGTATGTTTTTTTCTCCAACTCACAAATTTGTCAAGAGGTTGTGAAATAGCCTTATTGGCGATTTCTTGGGAGTCTCCAGCTTTTTTCTTTAATTTTTCACTACCCTCCTTGAAGTCCTTATACGTTTTATAAACGTTAGTTTTTTCGGTAGCCTTTCTTAACTCGTTATTTATATCAACAGCCATTTTTTATTACTTCTTCATTTTATAAGTAGTGTCTTTGCTAATATCTTTTTTTAACAAATTTTGAAAAGTTTCATCGTCAATATCTAAATCGGTTAGAGTAAAGTCTTCTTCTTTATCTGTGTTTTTTTGCCACATTTGTGCTTGCAATTTTGATAAAGTAAGTTTTTTTTCAACACAATCGTTAATAATTTTTTGTTGTTTTTCAATCACCGGCCCGATCAATGTCATATCCTCGGGTTCTTTCATCATTGTTAGCATTTTGTTTTGAATTCTAATTGCGGTTTGTCTTTGTTCTACAAGTTCATTGTAAATTTCTTGCATCAATGCCAACATAGAATCCTTACTTAAATTAATTTCTTTTTTTGGTGGTCTTGGCATGTCAATATTTTTTATTTTAGTAATTCTTGGACTAACTCGTAATACATTTTTTTGTATTTTTTAATAGAGTTTCTTATTTCTTTTGTAGATAAATTAGTCATTTCCCTAAGTTCAAAAAGAATTATATTTTTATTGAATTTATTATTATTTGTGTCAGGAAAAATTGTCCCGTAGTTTTCGAATAAATCGTGAATTGCCGAACCTAATTTTTTTTCTTGTTCATCAAGTTCATCTTGTTCTAAATCAAATCTAAGTTTTTCTAAAAACTTTTTTATAATATATTCTGAACTAATTTCATCTTTATCAATTAAGTAAGACATTTCAGGACGATTGCATAAGTCAGAAGAAATGTCTTCATAAGAAATTTTTCTATTAATTTCTTTTTGGTCTTTCATGATTTGACCCATCAAATAATTCTTACAAATTGTTCCAAAATATGAATAAGCCTTTTTTTCTTTTGATGGTTTAAATTTGTCAATTTTGGTCATCAAAAAGGAATGTGTATCAACATGAACTTCTTCATAATTCATATCTTTTCTATACAACTTATATCTTCTAATTATAGAAGAAATCATCTTATCTAAAGGATGTCTTAAAAACTCATTATAAATCTTATTTTTTTCTTCAAAGGTTTCCGCTATCAAAAAAAGTTTGACAGCGGTCTCCTCACGTTCATCAAAATAGTTATTTAACTTAGGTTTTCTTCCTTTCTTTTTCTTTTCTGCTAATAACTCAGTTTCATTTTCTAACATCAAACTTCTTGGGGTTCATATTTTATTTCTCTTTCGCTGGTGTAGAAATATTCTTTTTTAGCCGAATCAATCCAAAATTTAGCCTCATCTTGAGTTATTTTGTTTTCACCATTTTTATAGTTCCAAAAGATCGACCCCTCTCTCAAATTTGTATGTTTATAACCTATTTTAGGGATTGTCATAATTTTTGCCGAGTTATATGTCAATCTTAAAAATAGTTCATAACCAAAAGTCAACTTCATATTTGATTTCAAACCACCAACTTCTTGATACTTTTCTTTATTGAATACCATACCCGAAATTTGAAAGTTTTGAAATCCTTGCAAAGTTTCATTTGTTAAAATACCCATCTCTGATGAGACATTCGCAGCAAAAGTCGCTTCATTTGTAAAACCCGCAAAAACTAACTTATCATCAACATCTACAACAATAGGTAGAAAAGCATCTACATCATTATAAATATCAATATATTTAGAAACATTTTTGAACCAAATGTTTGAATATTCGTCGTCAAATTCTAAAATTGAACACCAATTAGAGTTTGCGATACTAACCCCATGGTTTACTTGTTTTGAAAAGTTGGGTTTACTTGTCCATGGTTCTAAGGTCACGGTCAGACCACTGAAATCATACTCATACAAATACGAGTTCAAATAATCTTCATTTCCATGGACGATAATTAATTCTTTTAAATATTCGTCTTGGTATCTTACAGACTGAATGCATTTTTCAAAAAAGTCTGTGAAGGCTAAAGTTTTTCCTGTTTTGATAGGAAGAATTACTGATATTTGGTTTTTTGTTGTCATAATTATATTGTTTCAAATTTAGAAAGTTGATCTTCGAAAGATTGTAATCTTTTTTCGAATAGTTCATTAAATAGGTTTAAAGTGTTAGTTTCAAATTGTTCTTTTGTTGAAATTGAATTGATAGTTTGTTCCATTCTTTCAAAAAGTTCAGGATTTAAATTATCCTCTAACCAATTTTGGATATAGTCAGCCAATACATCAACAATTATAGTTTTGTTGTTTATCCATAGACCATTATCTTCATTCATCCAAGAAGGAATTACATCTGGAACCAATCCTAACACAGGAATTCCCATTTTCATAGATTCAAGTGGAAATGTCCCGAACGAACTTGTTTGATCGATCCAAATTGAAATGAAGCTATCTTTCATTCCTTGGCTAAATTCTTTTTCTGACAAACCTCTTAAATCTCTAAAACTAATCCATCTATATTGTGGAAATTTAACATAAAAAGTTTTGATAAGATTTGCGGTGTCTCTTTGGTCTCTTGTGTGAATATTAATTACAGTTTTTGGTGGGAATGGATTTCTTTCAAAACATTCAGAGATGTATGGTTCAACAACATCCACTGAAACATTTCTCATTACCGATTCGATTAATTCTTTTTGTTTATTTGATGTTGTAATACACTTGTAAAACCCTAACTGAGACCATGATTGACCTGGTTGTAAAGTTTCAAAAATATGGTCGAAGGCTTGTGATAATACAATTTTACCACATGGTAGTTTTGTAATTTGATCCATTACAAATCCGTAGATTTCAGGAATGATAATTAAATCGTCAGGTGAAATTTCTAAACTTGTTCCTTCGATCGCTATATGTTCTAATTCTGACATATACTCTTCACCTAACCAAGAAGAAACACCAAAGTATTCGGGTTTTTCGTGTAAAATGATAGAATTATATCCACCTCTTTTTAATGTTAGTGCCATTTGATAAATGTATCTAACAGACGCTTTTGCGTTTCCTTTAGTGTCTTGAACCACAAAATAAATTCTTGAAAGTTTTTCTTTCATATTATTTATGGATTTTTCCAATTTTTCGTAATTTTCAGTGCTCATGATATATTATAGTTTATTTATTATGTTCTTTACTCTAAGTGTATTAAAAGAAATTTTAAATGGAATAGTTAATTCGCTATTATTAGGACCTAATTTTTCATCAACAGACTCGGCTTCGGTCATAACGGTCTCTAACATCATCTTTATCATTTCGTATTTCACTAAATGAACTTGTGTTTCTCCTGTAGAATTTGTTAGTTCTATTTCTTTTTCTAATTTATCTAAATCGATATAATAATTTTCACCAAAAGTATTAAATAACATTTTTTATTTTTTTAATCATTTCACTGAATTCAGAAATAGAATTTATTTCATATTTTGATTCAATTTGTTTATTGTAATTTGTGTTGTATTTTACAACAATTTTATTTTCGGGTTTATCTAATAATAACTCAGGATTCGATGTAAGTAAAATATCAACTTCATTCCACATATTATTTTTTGTTGATTCACTGTAAAAAATAACTTTTTCCAATAAACAACCGAACTTAGATAAAAAAAATAAGGTTGATGGTTTTGATTTTCCAATTTCGTTTGATACTATAGTAAGTTGAAATTCATCTCTAAATTCAAAGTAGATGTCGTTTAGAACATTGAATGTTGTCATTTCTGTTGATGGTGAGTGACCAAAAATCTCCATGGCAAAGTCTTCATACAAAAAACTAAACAATTCTTCATCCGATTGAAAAGAGTAGTGGTTTTGTAGATTTAAAGACGTAACCTCCGAAATTTTTTTATATTCAAAATTACTTTCTTCCGACTCAATTAATGACGTATTTCCAGATAGATCTAATTCAAAAGTTTGACCTAAAAACTCCTCATCTTTTTTTTCTATTAAATTTTTTTGATAAACTAAATCAAATTTAAGAATTGTGTCCCTTAAAACACCATTCACATCAATTCCTATCTTCATCATACTTTTTTAATATTTTTGAAATTAATGGGTTTCTTACCACGTCTTTATCGTTAAACTCGAAGGTTGCAATGTCATTAATAAAATTAAACCTTGTTATTGCATCGTAAAGACCTGATTGTTTTTTATCTTTATATCTATCGGTTTGTTCTAAGTCGCCTGAAATAAAAAACTTACTAGAAAAACCAATTCGTGTTAAAAGGAGTTTCATTTGATTTGGAGTTGAATTTTGAGCCTCTTCAAAAATTAATATTGAATTATCTATATTCATACCCCTCATATATGCAAGAGCAAAAACTTCGATAATTTCAGAATCCTTCAACTTTTCTCGAGCGTCTTTTCCAATAATTTTATTTAACAAATAATAAGACGGAAATATGTATGGGTCCAATTTTTCTTCCAAATTACCAGGAAGTGATCCCAATTTTTCTTCAGCCTCAACTGCCGGTCTTACGATAATAATTTTTTCATAACCATTATTTGGATCTAGTAATAGATCAACCGCAGCCTTCATTGCAATAAAACTTTTGCCAACACCGGCAGGTCCAGAACATATTGTGATCTGATTTGAAATTAATTTATCGTAATATTCTTTTTGATTTTCAGTAAGAAACTTACTCCTTTGTTTTTTCTTTATTACAGAATTAATAAATTCTTTTTTTGATTGTGGTTTTGTGAAGTTGTCTTCTGATTGTTGTGTTTTTTTTCTTTGCATATGCTATTTAACAAACCTTTTATTAGATTCTTGCTCATAAACCAACTTTCTCAAATTAGAAGATGAAAAATTATGATCTCTTTTGTTATAGGCGAATCTTATACCTCTTTTTTGACAAATGTTTTTTGCGGTAAAATCTTTGTCTTTATACTCTTCTCCTATTATTCGGACATCTAAATCCAAAGATAAAAATATGGATTCAAGATCTTCTTCTGTGTTATATGGGATAATTTTATCTACGTGTTTAACGGACTCTAATTGAATGTATCTTTCAACCAAAGTTTGTATTGGTTTGTTTTTTTCTGGTCTGTCAATAGTCGGGTCTACTTGCAGTGCGCATATTAGATAGTCACAATATTTTTTACATTCTTCTAACATTATAATATGACCTGCATGTAAAAGATCAAATGTTGAGCATGTTATTCCGATAGTTCTGTTTTGTCTATCCATTTACTTGTTTATTTATCCATTTGAATGTTTTTTCCATTCCGACTCTTAGTGGTTCAGAAACGACCCAACCAACTTTAGATTTATACAATTTATTATCGGAATTTCTACCTCTCACACCTACAGGGCATTTAAAACCGTATTTATCTAAAAAATTCTCACCATCAATATTATTGATAGTAATATCTTTTTTTGATATATCAATTGCCATTTGTGCTAATTCATTTATTGTTACCATTTCTTCAGACCCAATATTCACAGGACCAACAAAATCACTATCCATCAACTTTAAAACAGCCTCAACACATTCGTCAACATATAAAAACGATCTTGTTTGTTTACCATCACCCCAAACTTCTATTTCACCACCATCTGGTGTTTCAGCTGCTTTACGGCACATGGCAGCAGGAGCCTTTTCTTTTCCACCATCCCAAGTTCCATAAGGACCAAAAATATTGTGAAATCTTGCGACTCTAATATTTAATCCATAATTTCTGCCAAAAGCAAAAAATAGTCTTTCACTGAATAATTTTTCCCATCCGTATTCTGAATCTGGATTAGCAGGGTATGCTGATGATTCTTCACAATTTGGGTTTTCAGAATCTAATTGATTATGTTCGGGATACATACAGGCAGAGGACGAATAAAATATTTTTTTAACATTAAATTTTGATGCGTAATACACAACATTTAAATTGACTAAAGCTGAATTGTGCATGACATTTGCATCATTTTCACCTGTAAATATATATCCCGCACCTCCCATGTCTGCCGCTAGTTGATAAACCTCATCGAAAGATGTTTGTTTGTTGTCAATTGATATTTGATTTGGTGCAAACATAATTTTTGACACAATTTGAGGGTCTCTCAAATCTCCACAAATATATTCACTACAAAACTCTTCAGTTTCGAAATATTCATGTTTTGGTTTGATATCAACAACTCTAACGTAATTACCTTCATTAAATAGTCGTTTTGATAAGTGACCTCCGATAAAACCACCACCACCTAATACTAAAATTTTTTTCATTGAATTTCTTTTATTATTTTATTAATCCCTTCCTTAATTTTTATTTTTGGAATCCAAAAATTTAAAATATATGGGTCCGGTTCGTTTCTTTTATTTAATTGAACTGAATCAATATCATTTGATGGAATTATTTCACAAGGAATTGATTCTTTAATTATTTCCGCAACTTCTAATATTGTAGTCCATTCAAAATTTGTGATATGTAAACTTGATTCTCTATCAATTTCATTATATTTCTCTGAAAGAATCATTAAACATCTCGAACAATCCTCTGCGTGTAAAAATTGACGTTCTTCTTTCCCATCCGTTAACATATCAATTTTACCTTCTTTGGCCTTTATAATGAAATCAGTTATAACATGAGATTTTTCTAAATCATGCTCTAAACCATAAACATTCCAGAATTTGACCGTCAAACCATTTAATGATTTAGTATATATTTCACCTAATGATTTGCAGATACCATAAGGTGAATATGACATATTTGCCATTTGAGACGAAGCAAAAATAAATGGTTTATTAAATTTTTTTAAACTTTCAAAAGTGTATAAAGTTAATTTTGTATTATTTTCAATAAATTCATAAGTATGTTGGTATTTTTTCAAATATCTAGATCCCCCAACATCAAATGCCAAAAACATTATAAAGTCTGATGACTCAACTAGATTGTCAATTACATTTGGAATTCTTAAATCTTGTGAATCATTTGACGCAATGTCAAATTCAATAACATCATGATTTTCTTTTCTTAAAAATTTACATAACTCAAGACCTATTTGTCCTGATGAACCTAAAACTAAATATTTCATTTTTTCAAATAATTTTCATAAATATAATCTTCAGCAATTGGTAAATTCATTGCTAATTCAAAGTTTTTTTCGATATACGGCATCATATCGTAATAAAGTTCTTCCGAAATTGTTGACAAAGTTGGGTCGTCATTAAGGAAAATAACCCCTCTAGAGTCAAAATATTTTTCAACAACTTTTTTTGATCCGTAATATATTGGGATTGTTCCCATAACAAAATTATCTGTTAATTTTTCTGTAAAATATGTGTCAGAAATATCATTTTCGATTGATACGGAGAACATATAATCCTTTATCCCATCTTCCTTGTTTTGTAATTGATTTGGTCTTCCTGTTCCAAATAAGTCAACTTTACTTTCTAATTTACTAACCCAAGACAATCTTTCTTGATGACCTCTAAGCCAACTTTTGTTAGACGCAATCATACTAACTAATTTTGTTTTTTGGTGTATTTTTCTGTTTTCCATCAATATCCATGGAGCGGCATTTGATATTGTATATGTAAAAGGATGTCCGATTTCAACAAGACTATCAACACAAGTAAAAATATGTTTATAATTGTCTCTATAATATTTTATATTTTTTAATATATTCCTAATTACACCCTCATTGATCTGAGGGGATTCTAATAACCATCCAAGTTTATTCTTAGAAGGGTCATTATTACCTTTGGTTAAGATATAATTATCAACATAAATTGTATGTTCATATTTTTCTTGAGTGTTAGGTGGAACCCATTTAAAGTTTTTTGGTATGTTTCTGTTTGAGGAACAATCAAATTCACCCCAAAAGTCAGAAAATTTTCTAATAAAAATTTTATTCATATTTTTTTTATTGGTAATATTTTACCTCCAATAACCCATTTACATGGTATTTTTATCCAATATGACTCGTATATGTCAATCGGATTTGGTCCTTTTGGCCCAAACCATACTGAAGGAGAAACTATTTTTTTATTTTTATTTTTATTAAGAAATACTCCCCACCAAGAAAATGTTGAGTTTGATATAATATGATTTTTACATAAACTCATAAGATACAATTCCTCCCAATCTTTTGATTCGTTTACAAAAATTGCCGATTTTAAATTCAAATTTTCTTTAATCCATTTATGATCATCACTGAAAATAAAAATAGTTGTGTATTCCCCAATTATATTTAGAGCCTCATTAATATATTCCTTAGTAATTGTAGGATGTATTTCAGGAAACAACAAATATTCACTTCTTCTAACGTGTAATGATAATGTATTTTCATCGTTCAATTGTGGATATTTTCCTAAAAAATAATCCACTAATTCCATCGGTGGTTGAAACTTATCTCTTATTTTGTCCTCAAAACCAAACCAATTTTTACTGCTTTGATAATACCCATCAAATACTGTATTTGTATCCAAAGGAGATTCTCCATAATAACTAAATGATTTTTCTGTAACTTTAGTGAACCCGTCTATATTTTCAACAAAAGTTAAATTTCTAAAAACATTGTCCACATAATTTTCAGCACCATTTCCTTGACCAGGTGTAAAGGATTTGGGAATAAAAACAACTTTTCTATTATGTTTTAATCCCTGAGAAATTGCATGTGCCGCGGAAAACAATTGATTACCTAATCCTCCTAATAAGTTTGATGAGATCATTTTTTCCATATTTTAAATATAATTTTACTTTATTAAAAATAAAGAACTTATATTCTATTTTTAATAAACATAGTATCCCCCCAATTATGTGACATGGTATCATAGTGGTATTTTTCAAACCCTTTTGAATTCATCAAATCTATTATGTCCGATTCTAATTTTTGACCTTCATACATTTCATCCTTGGTTGTTTCGAGAATAAAAATTTGATTTTTTAACTTTTCTGAAAACAAAAAATTGGTTGTTGATAATACATCGTATTCAGATCCTTGTATATCCATGTTTATTAAATCGAAATCTTGTATTAAATTATTTTCTTTCAAAAAGTCATCTATTCTAACTGAAACAACTTCGATTTCTTTGATTTTTTGTATGTGAGGGTATTGTAAAGAATGATGTTTTAATTCTTTCAAGGACGAACAACCTGTATTCGATCCATCTATACTATATATCAGGTTGAATTTTAATTTTGCGTTTTGAGATGAAACCGCATATTGAAAAATTTCTTGTTGGATATTAGGATATCTTGATATATTGGATTTTAGTTGTTCGATCAATTCTGGATTTGCCTCAAACCAGTAAATAATTTTTGGGTTTAATTTTGCGTAAAAATCTATCTCATGACCGGTGTGGGCCCCCAAATGTAAAATATAATCAATCTTATTATTATTCGATAACTCTAATACTTTATTTTCTATATTCATATGTTATTTTATTAACCATTTATAATCCGTAACTTTATTCTCTATATCACTAAAACTGACTCTTTGTGTTGCCATTGCGGGAACAAAGGAATATACGTTAAGTTTTTTTTGTAAATCACTATAAATCACATCCAACGGTTGATCTCTTTTTCTAATTCTATCTAATATGGGTTGGTAAGCCTTTTTATTTATACCTATACAATGTGTGCTAAAAGTGTGGTGTAATTTAACAACCTTTTCATTGATTGATTCTGGAGCTTTATGCCCGACATGTGTATTGTGATTTCCACCAAAATATATCATGTCCCAATTTTCAGGTAATTTCTCAACAAAAGAAGAAATATCTTTTACTTGATCTGTAAATTCTATATCATCTTCCAAAATTAAAATTGTTTCATAATTATTTTCTATCGCACTTTCAAATATTTTTTCATTAGTTAAAATAAGAGCCAATGCAGAAGAATTAACTTTTTGTGAAAAAAACATCAAATCTTTTCCGTCCACTGCAGAAACCCTTTCAATGTTATTTAATTCTTTATTTTTAAATTCCAATAAACATTCATTCCATCTGTCTTTTCTACGTTCTAAGTTAATACAGTATGTTTTAGAAAAAAAATTAGTTATATCCATTAGTGTCTTACATTATAATATACTTCAGGTGTAATCACCCATTTATTTGTTAGATTTTGTAATTTCATTAAAAAATCAAAATCTTCACCATCTCTATTATTATCAAATAATATTTCACCTAAGGATTTCTTATAACAAAAAGAAATACCAACTCGAGAAAAAGTTAATTCATTATGTTTAATTGGTGGTAACACAATACCATTTTGATATTTCATTCTCCATACCACAAAATCTTTATCTAAATACTTCTCAACTAAAGTTGAGACATATTCAGGATGAATTGTATCGTCATCATCTAAAAAACCTATCCATTCGGTTTCAGTTTGTTTAATTCCTATATTTCTAACCAAACCAGATTGACCGTTCATTGGGCCTTCTAAACCAACTTTTTCTGATTTGATAATTTTAATTCTTTCATCATCAAAAGTAGGTCCATCAACACCATCATAAATTACAATTGCATTCCAATTTGGATTTGATTGTTTTTTTAAAGACTCGATCGTGGTTAATAAAGTTAATCTTGCGATCGAAGGGATAATAAAGGTAATGATCGATTCCATATCTAATTTGTTACAATTATATATTTTTTTAATTTTTCAAAGTTTTCTTTTATAAAAGGATATAAAGTTTGGTTAAAGTCTTCCGCCATTTCTTTTTTTGTATCTTCTGTATTTCTTGTTTGTGATTCATGGTGATATGCGACATAATCACAATTACAGTAATTAATATAGCCATTTTTTAGAAGTTGTAAATTAAAAAGTGCGTCTTCATAACAGTGTCTTAAGTTTTCATTAAACCCTTCAAATTTTAAAAATAAAGATTTTCTAACCATCATAAGCGCCGCAGTATTTCCACCAACTTCTGTATTTCCTATTGAATATTTATAATAAGTTTCTCTCATCAAATGATCAACTAAAAAACTTTTTGATGAGGTTTTCATTAGAACTGAAATTCCATCGTGTTGAACTGTGTTGTTAGAAAAGTGTAACCTACACCCTACCGTTCCTGTTTTTAGATTTTCTTTAAATGTCTTTAACATACCATAAACAACATTACTTTTGATCTCAATATCATTATTACAAAATAATAAAAACTCAAAATCATCACTGATATGGTTTTTTACAACGTGATTATTTATTTTGGAAAAATTATAGTAATCATACTCAATAAGATTTATGTTATTATAATTTTTAATTTTTTCTTTTATCGAATTTTTTTCTTCTGATAATGATCCTGTATCTGCAATGAAAATCTCAAACATATTAGGATCACAAAATTCATAAAAAGAATTAATGCACTTGAATAAAAGATCTAATTTACCTTTGGTTGGTATAATGATGGCAACTTTGCCAAAATTTTTTATTGGTTTTTCTTTAATTTTTGGAATATAAACTTGGTCAGGTTTGAGATCTAACGGTAACTTGTGTCCCCATTTTTCAATAAATTTATCTTTACTCTCCCAAAATTCTTGATTTGGTTGGCCAACAGACTCGTGTGTTATTTCAAATGAAGAGGTTACCCCAATTTTAATTCCATCCAAATAATTTGGCAAACAAAATAAATGATCATAAAAATGAAATCTACCGATGGTCTCATCAAACCTATGTTTAATTTTTGTTTTATCAAATGAAATGAATAATCCATCTATCGTAACTACGGGAATTAAAAAAGGTAATTTTGTCGAATACTTATTAACCCATTTTTTTTGACCCTCAGGATGATGATATACTTGACCAACCATCGTGTAGTGCATTCGTTCCCAATACACTCCTGATTTTGGAAAGTAACAAGATCCTGCCTTTCCAATTACACCGAATTCGGGGTTATTAGAAAAATCTTGTAAAAGTTTTTTTCCCCAATTTTTTTCTAACTTGATGTCGTTATGAATACAACAGACAATATCATAATTAGATTGAGTAATACCACTATTATAGACTTCTGATAACGAATATTGATTATGATTTACAAATTCTAAGATTTGAACATCTTTTAACCCAACAGTTTGTAATAAATGTTGTTGAAATTTTTTATTATAATCTTGATCTTTATGTGTTGAGTAAATTATTGTGATCATACGCCAGTTGAACCGAAACCATTTTCATTTCGGTCTTTATTTTCTAAATTATCTTTTTGTATAAAATTAACCCACTTACCTGAAACAACAGGACATAAAACTGCTTGTGCAATTTTTTGACCACTTTCAATTTTTATTTTTTCATTAGTTGTGTTGAAAAGTATAACTTGTATTTCTCCTAAATAACCTTGATCTACGGTTCCAGGTGAGTTCAGAACCATAAGTCCTTGTTTTAGAGCCAATCCACTTTTAGATCTTACTTGAATTTCATACCCATCTGGTATATCAATATGAAGACCTGTAGGAATAAGAGTTCTACCGAACGGATGAATCCATTTATCCTCAACACTATATAAATCAAATCCAGAATCTGATTCATATGCGTAATTTGGGTCTGCGGTATTGTCTTTTGTTTTTTTATAACTTACGTCAAGTTTTGGAGTAAAATTTTCCATTTCTTTTTCTAAGTTTTCAAAATCTAAAGATAGATTTTGCATTAAACTATCATAATTAACATTACTTTCGTCAATTGTGTTAATAAATTCCATAAGACTTTCCATTTCCTTAGGGTCAATATCATCATCAAATTCTTTCATTATTTTAAACTTTTTAATTTCATTATTGCGTCGACCAATACATCAACATCTTTTTCACAATATCTTGCAATTTCATCTAGCCTATTATGACCCCAATAAGCCTCATGAACCATACCACCATTTACTTCACCTCCCTTTGGTGTTGGGATATTCAAACAAGCACACATCAAATCCAAAGATCCAATTGCGGTATATGCACCATATTGCCAAATTTCCTTTGTATCAATCGCCCTTACCTCCCACGGTTTAGTATCATAAGACGGAAGTATTTTTGATGGCATTATTCCATTAATAATCATTCGTTTAGCCATCATTGGTATATCAAAATTTTTGAGATTGTGACCGCATAAATAAAAATCTAACTTATGACAACGGTCTAAAAGATTTCTAACCTCTAACAATAACTCATATTCATTATCACCAGAAAAAGTTTGTCGTTTAACTTCACCACTATCTAAAACAAATGACATTGAGACACAAACTATTTTTGCAAACTCAGGAACAAGAGCTGCTCGTTTTCTAAAAATAATATCCATAAATTCTTCCGTCGATCTGTCGTTGGAAAAATCTTTATCTTCAGGGAATCTTTTTAAAAACCAATCAAAATATTTGTCGAACTGATCGGCGACTTTAGGGTTTGATTCTATACATGTTTGATAATCCTTACATCCACCGACGGTTTCGATGTCTAAAAATAAAATTTTTGTAATTGGGATATTGATCATTTTTATTTAATTAAAGATTTATAAAAGTCTGCTCTTGTTTTAGTGACCACATTAAGGTCATATTTATCTTTTACGGTTTCGTAAAGTCTTTCACCAAGATCGGTAATCATGTTTGGATTATCAACTAATTTTTTAATCCATTTTGACCAATCGCTATGATTTCTAACTTCATCAACCAAAAGAGCATTTCCATCTGTAAATTGACCGTTCTTAATTGCGTGTTTCAAATCTATAGTATATGGGCCCACATTTGATGCAATTAAAGCTTTTTTGTAAAATCCTGCCTCAATAACTTTTAATTGAGATTTCATTCTATTAAAGATATGGTTTTTAATTGGTGCCAACGAAATATCAAAGTTAGAGTAGTTTCTTGCGTATTGATCTACAGGACGGGTCCAAACCCTAACATAATTTTCTTTTTCAACACCTTCGAATGGTTTATCTTCAAATTTATCTAAAAAGATTTTATATTCAGGTGAAATTATATTGTAGTTGTTTGTAAAAATTTGTTCATATTTTACCCAAACTGTTTCTTGCGGTTTGATCGGTCTTTGAGTTTGTTCGCCAGTTTGTTTGTTAATTTCAGTAACACTTCCTCTAATATCAAAACCACAAACATAGTATTGTAATTTGTCTTGAACAGAACTTAATTTATTGACCATGTTATCCAATAACTTCAAGTCATGTAAGTGTGAAGATCCTCCTAACCACCCAACTCTAATTTTATCTGATGGGGGTGTTGGTTGATTAAATTGGGGTTCTTTTGGATCGATTGCGTTTGGAAGAACAATTACGTTTTTATTAAACTTTCTAATTTCATTTGCAAATATTTCGGTTGTTGTTGTCACGTAATCGGCAACTTTTAAGTTTTCGATAATTTTCGTGTTTAACTTACTTTCAATTATTAATTGATGAATTGGGTGTTCTTTTGTTGGTAACCAATAATCATCAAGATCGGCAATTACAATAAGACCAAGACTTTTTAAACTCTTAATAATTTGAGGACATTGATCAATGTTTCCAAAACTTCTATGGAAATGAACAATTTGATAATTTTTCCAATAATTGATGTCATTGATTCTTGGTTCGTAATCAATATCAACATGAAAATCGTTGGGATAAAGATTTTGAAGTTTGATGTGGGGGTCGACTGAACGAAATTTACCTCAGCCAACCCCGGACTTGTCACTTGGGAGAACCAATATTTTGATTCTCTCACGACCATTCACGGGGTTATTTTTTGTCATATTTTTTTATTAGTTTATTTATTATAGTATGGTCATTTTTTAAATCTGATTCCCATACCACTTCTAAATTATAACCCTTTTTTAATATTAAATCAACTTTATTTTTATCATATTCCCATAACTCTTTTGCAAATTTCTGTTTTTTTTGATTGTAATAATTTGCTTCGTATTTTTTTGGATTACAATGCCAATAGTCTCCGTTGTATTCTATTATCAAATTTAAAGAAGGTATGTAAATATCACAAATTTTTGACTCAACCATATAAGAATGTTGAGTAGAATACCCCATTTTTTCAATTTGATCTATAATTTCTGTTTCTTTTTTTGACCTAACTACTGATTTAATTTTTTTTTGACTTATCGTTTTTTTCATTAAATCTGAAAAGAAAGGTTTTAGATGATCTAATTCACCACTATCCCACTTTTTTTTTAGATTATCCTTGGCTTTTTTTCTCCATATTATATTAGACATACTATTTTTGTCCCCAATTGCTTTACCTTTCCTATTTTTTGATATTTGTTTCTTTGTTTTTTTTGTGTGTTTTTTACCATAAAACGGGTTACCTTCTCCTGTATTATTTTTACCCATGCAAATTCTACACAATGAATTGCTATTAATTATGTTGAAATGATTTCTACAGGCAATTGTTTTATCTTTAGAGGACGTTTTCACATCATTTTTACACATTGGGCATTTCCTTAAAACATAATATCTGTCCCCATCTTTTTTAATATTTAAACTTAAACACCTATCTCTTTTTCTAATTAGATTATGTTTATTTAGGACTTTAAGAATTGTTGGTTTTGATAGACCAACAATTTTTACAATTTCAATATTACTTTTACCATTTTTATATTCTGATATAATTTGTTTTTCAATTTTACTATCCATAATAATATTTTATTATAAATAGTCCTGTCCTATCAAAAGGTAATTTTTATAAAACAAAAAACCCACCTTTTTAAGATGGGTTGCATTCATTATTAAATTTAAAACTATTTACTAATCTTTCTTATCTTAGTGACTTTACCTTCAAATATATGTTGACCGACTCTAAATTTAAAAACATCAGAAGAGTTTTTTGTTGACTCAACTAAAAGACCATTTTCATAAAGAACTTCTTGAACTGTTTCTCTGATGACATCTTTAATTTCTTCCATATTAATAGATTGTGATGTTGGTTGTTGTCTGTTTGTTTGAGCGATATTTTTTGATTCATTCACGCCATTTTTACTTGGGGTTGAATTCATCAACCTTGATGCTTTTTCTACAAGTTCGTCACTCAACACCGCACCTGAAGACATTCCCATAGTTGGTTGTTGAATTGGGTGTTCCATCATCAATCTTTTAATGTCATCGGGTAATTTAGAATTAGAAATTTTTTGTTCAAACGGTAAGTTTGAATTGACTTGTGGTGTTGGTTTTGATTGTTCTAACATAAATTCTTGGGGAATATTATAACTCGCAGGTGGCGCTTGAAATTCCTCTACCATTGGCGCAGAAAAACTTTCTGAGTTCATTGTCGTATTTCTGACTTCACCTCTACCAATTTGATTATGTTTATCCATGATTTTTTTTGAAATCATCAATTTTTCTAAAAGTTCTGCTTCTGAATTCATATATATTTAAATTGTTTCATTATCAAATTTTGCATTTATTAAAACTCGTTCCATGCTTTTGTCACCATTTGGGTTATAGTTGGGTCTTGGTTCGTTAAAGGTTTCTTGTGTCGGTCTAATAAATTCCATTTTATCGACTCTAAAAAATCTCCAACTTGGTAAAGGTTTTTTTCCTAAATACGCTCTGTGAGACGCCCCCTCTCTATCCCAAGCCCTTAACACAGGGTTTCCTTTTTTACTATAACCAAAACATACCGGCTCAATAACCCTAAGTCCTCTACCACCTGGTTCATCACCATTGTAATAAATAACGCAAACTCTTCTTCTTCTAATGGCATCAGTGATCTGATCAATAGATGCCACTTCTAAAATAAGAGTATTTAAGGTATTGTAAAGTTTCATTATGCTGATGGTGTAGTATAAGGTTTGTTTGGTTGATATTCGTTTTGTTTGATCTCATTTTTTCTTTCAACAATATCAATTGACGAACCTCCATTAATTGTGTCTAAAAAAATTCCTGTCCCTTTTCCTGACTCATCTCCATCTGATAAAGCATCTGGGTTTGTTGATGAATAAGGATTTTGTGTTTTGTAATCATTTTTCACAATCAAACTTTTTCTTTGCAAATCTGCAATTGCAGTCAAGTCATTTGCAGGTTGACTAAAATCTAATCTTTCTGTTTGCATTTTAAATTATTTGTTTCATTATTTGGTTTATCCTTTCTAGGTCTTCTTTAATTCTAACATCTTGTGTAAAAGTGCTATGTTCTTTTGATGGTCTTAACATATCAGCGATTGGTCCTAAATCTTTTATAAATTTTACGTCAATCTCTTCGGGTTTAATTTCTTCAACCGATTGATGTGTTGTTGTTTGTTTTCGTAAATCTTGAATGGTTGACTCTACCCAATTTCTCATGTAATCAGCACCATTTAGAATATATGGAGCGTCGGTTCCGTCACCATCATAATTATCAAACCAATTTTTTATTCTCCCAAGTTGTTGATAAGTTACATAACCAGAATTTCTTAACTCTTCGTTTCTATTATGACCTTCCATATTAGAATCGGAGTTAGGTATATGATCAAAGCAAGTCTGAAGATATTCTTTGACTTCTTTTGGTAATTCTATTGTTTTATTGTATAACTGACTATTCACCTTGTTTCAAATGTTTAATTAACTTATTAATATCTATATTTTCTTTTTCGGCAAGTTTTTTAATTGCCTCTATGTTTCTAATCAACAATTTAGACATCACATTATCATTTTCTTTTTTTTCAGGTTTTTCTTTCTTTACGATCTCTTTGTCTTTTGTTTTTTTGGATATTAGAATTTCGTCAATCATTTTACTCATTTTTTCAATCTCTAATTCAGATAATCTTCTTTTGGTAAAACAATTTTTACATTGGCCCCTTTTTTTCTCACCTTTCAACTCCTTATCCAATTTTCTATCAAAACCTAATCTTTTTAATCTTTCATTTCTTTCAAACGGATCTTCAACACCCATTTTTTTCATAATTTTATTTGCCTGATCATATGTTGAAGCGTCTTCAGTTTCCTCAAACCCAAAAGATTCGGACTGATCAACCTCATCCAAAATTTTCCCATCAACTTCTTCACCTTCACCGTAATACACACGAATGAAAGGAAATTGATTTGCTTTTGTCATACGAACCGTTTGGTCCATAGTTTTTTTCGCCAAATTTCTTTGATTTAAAATAGGAATACTAGACCCTATAACAGACCCATCTGGATTTACAAGTTCACCTATTTCGCCGTCGGGTGCATGTTTAGATTTTGCTTTATTGTCCAATAATTTATGAACGTATTTTTTTGATAATTTTTTTCCTGATTTTAATATACTAGAAATAACTTTTTGAATGTCATTAAAAACTTCTTTATCAACAACAACAACCTCGTCATTTTTTCTTGATTCGGTAATCGTTTCCTCAACAGCAAAATATACATTGATTTTATTTCCCTTTTCTTTTAGATAAAAATAGTAAGGACTTTGAAAATACTCTTCGTTAAGTTTAATCATGTTAGAATTTTCTTAATAAATACTTCGAATTGCGGTATTTATAAGGAAAACAGATGTCGTATCAAAATATAAATCAATATAACTACCCAAAGTTAAAGTTGCAAGTTATTTATGACGGGCAAGACATGTCTTTGGCGTCTGATGAAGTTGATTACAATCAGGAAGTTGTTTTTTCTCCTTTTATTATTGGGGCGGATGACGGAAGGAAATTACCAATTAATCTTAATTTAAATAGTCCCCTCACAACACAAAACTTAAATTTAACATATGGAATTTATAATCCCAATAACATAATTGTTTCAGAAACTTATTACCAACCCGAAAATTTAAATTTAAGTTGTTTTAGCTCGAGCACTTCTTGTGATATTGGATTGACAGGTGTTGATAATGGTTTAGTTTCAAAAATTAAAGGAGATAGTATAGTTTTTACAAATGGTTTATTTAGCGATCAGTTAAAATTCCAAAGACTTTATTTTGATAGACGAATGAAGTTTTTTCAAACAACAACAAATGTCCCTTCAAATCATAAGTTTTCAGGAGTTCCTTATTATACAACATATCAAATGATTTCTAAAGTTGCTCCTGTGATAGGTAGATATGTTGAATTGTATGGTGGTTTTTATCAAGGGTTTTATAAGTTGTTTGGTTATGACTATGACATTTTACCCGAAAGAATGAATAAGGGGTGGACTGTAGAAATGATTTTAAAACCAAGATTTTCTGACGAATTTGTTCCTCCACCAGGTTATACCACTTTAAATCAAATTTACCCAAATAACAAAAACACATTTTTTTATATGGGTAATCGGGCTGAAAATAAATTTTACCATTATGCCGACGGATCACCAAAATGTGATAAAGATTATGTTAGAGTAACTTCAGGTTTAACTTGTGAAGAAACATGTGCTTGTTGTGATTATTCTGTAGAAAACAGTAGATGTATCTATGTATATCCACCAAGACCAATTGGTGAGGAATACGACCCACATGTCAATTATGGTTGTAATTTGTGTAATGGAAGTGTGGAAAGACAATTAACTTGTGGTTGTGGATGTAATTTAGATCCTTGTTTGAAATGTGGATGGATGTGTTTTCCTCATGTTTGTTCGGGAATAACAATTCCAACACCAACACCTACCCCAACTCCAAGTCCAACACCACCATGCGATGCACCATCAAATGTTATACCTTGTCCAACCAAACCTTGTTGCACATCTTGCCCAAGTTGTGGTTGTGATACTTGTGGATGTCCTCCATCTACACCATCATCAACATTTTACTCAATAGAAGATACTTGTGAAAAAGATCCCAAAATGGATGACTTGTCAAATAACATTTCATTTAGATTATGTGGTGACCCAAAAAATCCTGGTATTGGTATTAGAGCAATTAAAATTACCGGTGAATGTGAAACAACGGGGTCTTGTATAACGGGTCAAACTTATGTTACAGGATATACTATAGTTGATATTTGCACTCCACCAATTTACCCATATTGCTTAGAGGTAAATCCTGTTTGGTTAGACTTTGAACATTGGTTTTTAATTGATGTGGTTTGGGAACGATACACTTTTTTAGATTTTTGTGATTTAAGATGGTTTGGTGGTTTGGATCAAATAACGAGAGTCGAGTTATTACAAAGTTTGGCTAACAATTCAATTAGTTTAATACAACCACCATATACAAATGGTTATGAAATTCCTGGTCAAGTGGAGATTGTTCAGTTAAATCAAACTTGGTTGGACGAAACTAAATTTAGATTAGGTCGTTTGAAAATTTATATAAACGGTAGAATTTTTTACACTGTGGAAAATTTTGAAGAAGTCATTCCACGAGCTTTAGATACCGATAAAGAAAAACAAGTTGGAGTTCCTTTTAACATGTCTTGGGGTGGTGGAACTCAAGGACTTCACGAAAATTTAACTTTGTCGGCTTGCACCTCTCTTAATGTTGGGGACTACATACAAGACCCGGAATGTTTTCCTGAGAATGTTTTAAGTGCGACCACGTTGAATAAGTTAAAAACTCACATTTTGTTAGAACAAAATTTTGCAGGAACTTTTGATGGTGCGATTTCACAGTTTAGATTTTACACCGAACCGTTGTCTTCTCCCGAAGTTAAACATAATTTCCAAATCGTGAAAACAAATTTTAATATGTTTGATCCCGATTGTCCTGTATGTGACACATCGGTATGTATTCCTAATGATTTTACATACACAATAATTAATACGTAGATGAGTCAAAGTATAGTAATCAATAGTGTTTTTTATGATGGTGAATTGGCTGAAGTCCTATTCAAACCAGACAACGATAATGTTGTTTTAAACTTTGGTGAAATAACTTTACCTTTTTTATTCGAACCTTATTTACTAATACCCGCAAGAGAAATCTACGGAACATATACTATAAAACCTGTTTCGTCCAATTGTCCTTATTTTTTAAATGTTGTTAGACCAACCCCAACACCGACACCAACAATAACTCCGACAAAAACTCCGACACAGACACCTACGCCAACACCAACTCCTACACCAACAATTGATCCGTGTCAAATTCCTAGTCCTACACCGACATCGACTCTGACTCCGACGCCAACACCGACCAAAACTTTAACACCAACACCGACTCCAACATGGAATCCATGTATAACTCCATTCCCGACACCAAGCCCATCCGCAACAGATCTTGTGGTTACAATTCATGTAAATGTGGTTCCTGGTTCAATCATAGTTCAATCAATCGTAAATTACAACATAACTTTACCTTACGAAACATGTGTAGATTATGAATGTATATTGATGATGCAAGATGGAACACATATTTCAGTTCCAAAATCAACAATAGTAGAATCAGGTCAAACAACCGGATATAGCGAAACAATAATAGATCATAATTATAGCGATTTGGATGGTGATGTTATTGTTACAAATACCGAAGTATCAGGTTATACAGGAAGCGCCGTGTTTGATGTGATAATTGTGACAGACGTAACACCAACACCAACTACCACACCTACGCCAACACCTACACCAACACCAGGTTCGTCTGTAACCCCAACTCCGACAATTACAACAACTAATACACCATCACCATCTATAACTCCGACTTTAACCGTAACACCAACCGTAACTCCAACCATAGGGGTAACACCAACTCCAACAGTAACTATTACACCAACAACAACACCAACAGTTACAATTACCGCAACTCCAACATTTACACCTACACCAACACCTACTGTAACTCCAACTATAACACCTACCGTAACTCCAACGACTACACCAACACAAACAATTACACCAACACCTTCTATCACACCATCTGTAACACCAACATTTACCCCAACATTAACACCGACTCCAACAGCTTCACCAGCAATTGCACCAACATTGTATTTTGGAAAACTTCAAACTCCGTCATTTACTGAAGGTCAAGAAAATTTATTAGACAACGTTCAATCCTTTAATTCAACTGACATCCACATTCCAATTGTAAGTGGAAGTGGTTATGGATATTTGTTGATACCTTCATTTATGAATCAACCATCTATCATTAGAAATAGTTCTGAAGGATGTGCAGGATTCGTTGTTCCAATTATTTCTAGACCCGACGTAATTATCCCTGATATTTTTGGTAATCCCACTATTTATAAAGTATATAGAACCTACGTTTCAACTCACGCAGAGGTTGACTTGTGGTTATGTGTATAATATTTTATGAATATAGACTAAATTAAATGGCCGATTTTAGTAGTGTCGGTGGGGTTGGAATTATGGGTTTCATCTCGCCGATGGACACAAGAGACACATATGCCGTAATCGATCCTTTATATGGAATCGATGGTATAAGAAATGTTAGTTCCATAACAGATCTTAATTACGTATCGTTTGATCGACGAAGATCGGGTATGATCGTAGGTGTTGATGGTGGAAGTAGATATTTCAAATTAAAAGATTGTGTTTGGGACTTTACAATATCGGATTGGCAAGAGATTTTTTTATACACAATTCCTCAATCAGCAATTACCATAAATAATATTACAGGGGGGACGGTAGATTATTCATCTCAAACTTTAACTCTATCAAAAAGTTCAGGAGAACTAATTACAATCACGGGGTTAACGGACACTTATATTACAGGTGGAACATACAATCAAGGGGAATCAACATTAGAATTAATAAACAATTATGGATCTAGTGTTGAGATCTCAGGATTTACGAGTTCTGTAAGCGTGTCTGCTAACACAGGTTTGGGTGTTGATAATGGCATTCTTTTTACAGAATATAACACATTATTAGACCCTTCTTTACAAATGGCTCAGACAATAGGGGGTTTACCGGCAGGAACATCAGTTTCAAGTTTGTCAGGAAAAACATTAGTTGAAATATTTGACGATATGTTTTTTCCAACTCAACAACCAACATATACAATTCCAACAATATCTATCAACAACTCAAACTCAACTGTAGAAGTTGGGACAACTTATGTGAGTAATTTGATTGTAACGGCAACAAAAAATGATGCAGGAAATTTTACATTTTTAGAAATTATAAGAAACAACGCGACTTCTTTAACTTCAACAACAACACCAACGTCAGCAACTACAACAAATTTACCAAGTCAATATGGATATAATGATCCAAATAACCCAAATTATACCTTTAGCGTATCCTATAATGAAAGTTATGTTATACCAACAGGTATTACAAGTTCAACAACAACATATAAAGGTAGGGGTAATTACTCGAGTGGTTTGGTAAAAAAAACAAATAAAGGAGTTGATGATACACGACCATTTCAAGTTAGATCTACAAATGCACCTCAGTCAAGTTCATCTTCCTTTGATTCGTCTTCAAGAACAATAACAGGGATATTTCCATATTACTATGGAAAAATGAACATAGAACCAACGGTCCAATCAGTAATAGATTCAATATCAAACGGAACCGCAAATAAAGTATTGTTAAGCGCCCAAGATAATTTACACATAACATATAACGCAACTACAGAATTTTTGTGGTTTGCTCATTTGTCAACCTATGGTCCAAAATCACAATGGTATGTGGCGGCGGATAACAAAGGTTTAATGTCGACCACAAGTTTATTTGATCCTGGTGTAATCGGTTTGGTAAGTAGTGAATCGGGATATTGGTCAAATGCTAGTTTTTATATTTATTTAGGAAATTACGCAACAACACTAAACACAATAACACTAGGAAACGGATTATTCTAAGACATGGCAATTCAAATTAATGATAATTTAAATCCACTAGCCCCCAAGATCTTAGATAATAGATATGGACCCTATACCTCGACCACTGAAGCCAACTCGGTAATTAATCTTTCTTTTCGTGTTGTAGGTCTTACTGTCGGTATTTTATCAGGTGATACTGTATTTTCAGGAGGACGATACATTAGTTCAACCGAAGGTGTTGTTGAGTATTGGTATTATACCGGAATCACCGATTCTGATTTAGTTTTAAAGTCTGATTGTACGGCTCAATGTGGTGACCCAAATTTTGTTGATAAAGAAGTATTATATCCTGTTGATGGTGTCAATAGGATTTTTACATTAAGATATACACCCGAATTTAATTCTGAAAGCATTTATTATAACGGTCTTTTACAAAAAGAGGGTATAAATGCTGATTATTTAATTTATGGAAGAACTATAGAGTTTAATGTTGCGCCATTTGCGAACAGTAGATTATTGGCATCATATAGAACTTACTCTGAAATTAACTTTATCGATAATGAAGTTCCGATGGGTGTTGTTAACGGAATCAATACTGTATTTGAATTATCATTAACTCCTGTGGAAGGTAGTGATCACTTGTATTTGAATGGTTTATTACAAGATGAAGGTGATATGTTTGATTACAGAATAACAGGAAAAATTATAACATTTAACACTCCTCCTCCAACAGGAAGTATTTTATTATGTTCATATAGATATAATTAAAAAATTTATGTAATAAACTTTAGAAAACAAAAAAAATAGACATATTTATAAAAAGAAAAAAAACAGTAATGGAACAAGAAACAAGATATACAACAAGTGATCTTTATTTAGGGGCATATTTAAAATTAAAGGGGTTTAAAATGGTTGTTGAAAAACAAAGAAACAAGGCTATTTTTGTTTTTGACAAAACGGAAGAGATTCAAA